TGGTTCCGCCTCGAAATAATACTCCTTGCCGTTTATGATGTGGTGTCCGGTAACAGCGTAGCCGTCACCATCGAAGTAATACCAGTAGTGATTAATCAGTTTCCAATCGCTTTTAACATAGCTATGGACAGTGTCGGCGAACCACCAACCGAAATCGTCACGATGCCAACCGATCACATAAGTCGGGACATCGTCCCATTGATCACGGACAAGCGCGCCAACATCCAGATTGGTCGCCGCATGATGTCCCTCATAAAGAAGGATATCCCCCGGAAGTAGGTAGCTGTCGGATGTGAGGAACCGCTTTTCAGTAAGCACCTGGAACCCAATCGCCTTGAACCCCGGTCTCATGTTGCCGCTCCAATAATAGTCTGGGTCGATCACAGCGAGGGCGGCGACCCCCTGGCGAAGACCAGCGGCCTTGACCAGTGTCGCAACTCCAGAAGTGCAATCCGCCTCACATGGTTTTGTGATCTTGGCGGTGTCGTAGTTCGCCGCCTCAGACAGCGCCGCCCAAAAGGTGACCCGTTCGCCCTGATCGTAGCCGATTGCATCGTTAAGCGCTGCGGCCCGTGCCAGATATGCCAGATCTTTCGCGACCCTCTTGGACGGATACCTCAGGACGCAAGTCCACGGGCGATTGTACCAGTTGATAATCTCGAATTCCTTCCCGGTCTGATCTCCCGCTATTCCGCCGCGATACTTGCCTTTTTCATCATGCCCGGAATTCGCTATCATGTCACGCCCCCTTATTGTAGTTGACAGTGGAGACACCGATCAGAAGGCCCAGAAAAGTCCCCAAAGCGTTGAGAGTGGTCACAATCGCGTCAACTCTCGGAACGCCCCACAAAGGGCCGATCTGCCCAACAAACCACGCCAAAGCGGGAAGGCAGATCAGACAGACCCACTTAAGCACGTTATACGCCTTATCACTCAGCATCTTTTAACTCCTCCGGCATCTTCAAAACTTTGTGATATAATTCGGTCGCGACATCATTCCCGCCCAAATTGTGATAAGCCTTGTAAACCTTCTTAACGGATTCCTTCGCATAGATCGGACAATAACCCTTGTCCATATAGCGGTTATAGTTCGAGACTATGCTTTCCCGGAGAAGGCTCTGAACCCCTTCGGCGATGGCCTCGTTCTTCGCCCTCTCCTCGGCGAATTGATCCCGGAGACCTTTAAAAAGCCAGGACAAGACCCCAAGAACAAGCGTAAAAAGCCATTCAATCCAGTGGGCGGAAATGAAGTCGATAATCGTCATTGTGTTATGCCTCGCTATTCTGTGATATCCATCTTTCGGTCGCACTCCGCCAGAGCCGCGGGACATCATCAAGCACCCAGGCCGCTCCGGTTCGAGAGTTGATTTCTCCGTTCAAAATCTTCGTTCCGTAAAACTTCCCCATCTCACACCTCCGCCAGATCGGAAACGGCGATCCCAAGGTCTTCGATTGCCCCGTCCTGTGTCGCCTGGGATGCCTCCAGAGCCTCCACACGGGTCTCCAGATCGGTCTTCTCACGGAAGGAGATCACCACAGTGACAGTTCCGTTCTCGTTGTTGTAGCGGATCACAGGGCCTTTCAGGGCGAGGTTCCGATAGTCGCCGACCACGTTACCCTCATAGACGAAATTAACGATTGAGAGGTCTTCAGCTGCGATTTTCTCGGAAACCAAAACCGCCTCCGTATCGGAGGCGGCGATATACTCGATATGTCCAAGACTAGCGCCCTCCTCGATCTGGAGGGAATAGCCATCGGAGAACCTTAACACACTCATGGATTTGCTCCTTTCTAAGCTTTCTAAGCTTTCTAAGGTTACTAAGGTTACTGCTCGAGTTTTATTCGAGTTTTATTTGAGTTTTAAGCGAGTTTTAAGCGAGTTTTAAGCGAGTTCTTACCCATTAAATGACTCATTAGATGGTTATCGTTCCACGGAAATCAACACAAAGTACGGTATACCGGGCGATAGAAGATGGAACATCAGACAGCGCAATGTCCATATCAATCCCGTTTTCTCGCACAGCACCAATAACTGAGGTGACAGAACCAGACACATCGTTGGTAGCTCCAACGGTGGAAAAGAGTGCTAGCAAAGAAATGTTTGCACTAGTGATAGTGCTGGCCCCTATTATTGGCTTTGAAAGTGGGATTGTAAAGTTTAACACTCCACTACTAGTGATTTTTCCGACTAGGTAGTTGCGTTGAATTGAGATAGTGTCACCACGCTTATAAGTTAAGGAGTCATTTAATGAATCGATCTGCGTCTTTAAGGTCTTCCCGGCTCTCGCATCCAGGGCATAGCCTTCAGTGGTATAGGTGAGGTCATTGACAACATTCGACTTATTCAGCTTTGTATTTAAAGCGGCGACAGTATCGGCGAAGAACTTCTTCACCTTGCCCATGACCACACTCATGACATCGCCGACCGCCGGAACCGGGAAGGATGCGGCGGTCTCCGTGATCGAGTTGAGGGTCAGAGAAGAAACATCTGTTACCTCCTCGCCGGGAGCGCCCTGAGGGATCACGAAGTCCAGAACGGCATCCGTTGCCGTGCCGGAGTTGGTCACCTGTGCGGGGTTCCCGTAGGTGGTAGTGGTGACAGATCCAACCGAAATCGTTGCCCCTGGCCCCTGTGGGCCTGTCGGGCCTGTTGCTCCGGTCGCGCCAGTGTCACCGACAACTAGTCCCAGATCGATCTGTGTGATTTCAGCCATTGTTATCCTCCGTGACAAACTTGTAAATTAGGTGTCCTCTGTTATCGATTTCAAAGTTCTCGGCGGTGACCTCGTTCCCGTTTGCGACTACGATCAGATGCCCACGGGAATCGATATAGAAGGCGATGATCCCCGACAACGGGGCCGTGACTCCGCTGTCTCCTCTGTCGCCCTTCGGGATGCCGAAAGTGAAGACCTGTGTCGCCGGGTTATAAGATGCCGTTGCACTTGATCCAGCTGCCAAAGTGTTAGCCGTTGCGGAAATGTTATCCAGGGCATCCGCGGCATCATTTGCGGCGGCGGCGGCGGTGTTCGCGTTGGTTTTCGCCGCTTCGATGGAGTTGTAAAGGTTTAAAACATTGGTGTTATAAAGCGCCGCTTCGTTTGCGGACGATGCCGCGCTTGATGCGCTCGAAGCCGCTGCCGATGCCGAAGATGTCGCAGAAGATGCCGCGTCAAGGGTCTGTTGGATGTACTCGGACAGGTTTGAAGCGATGTCCACGGCTTGCTCGATCAGCGGGATCATGGTCTCAGAGATTACGGAATCGTCCTGGAGCGGAGCGCGCTCAACCCTCAAAATGAAATTGCACGACCCGATGATCTCGCTCCCTTTTCGGAGGCGTAACTCCGTCAGTACATCACCCGCCACGGCGGTCATCTGCTTAGTGCAATTGCAAGTGATCGCGCTGCCGGAAAGCGCCTGGACGGGATAGGAAAAGACATTGCCGTCCGGTTTTGCCCCGTTGATCAGGGCGGAAGTGTTTTCCGGGATAGTATAAGGAGAGTCGCCATCGTAAAGGTTGAAGACAAGGGAGGCGCTTTCTTCGTCATACTGTGACAGGTTGACCACCGGAAGAACCCCGCCAGGGCGAAGGTTTAAATCAGTTGTCTGAACTATCATCTGCTTTTGTCCTTTCTGCCGCTTCACGCAAGGAACAGTGCGCACGCCCGTTTTCGTCTACATCCCCGGCGGCTATCTTTTCCGCAATGATTGCTTTAACTGCGTCAAGGCTTGCGCTGTTTCGCTTGATGGTTTTGACCCCCGGCGTTTCATCCTCTTTTTTCGGTTCTTCTGTCTGTTCCTCTGCCGTTTCCGGGGCGGTCAGTAACTCGGAAACCCTGGCTTCTGAAACTTGCGTTTCCACCTTTTTCAAAACATAAAAAAGAGCGGACGCTGTGAGGCCGTACCGCTCCGCAATCGCACCCGCCGCACTTGCGAGTTCTATACTCGCTTTATCCATGTCCACAGTTGTCATTTTTCACCCCGTTGTGTGTTGTAACACTGTTCCGTTTGCCAAAGG